AAACAGATCCGAATTTCATTTCAGGTTTCGGGGTCAAAAAAACCGGGACCGTATGGCCCCGGCGTTTCTTCTACTTATGGTTAGAACATCTCATCTTCCGCTGGCGCCGCGGCTTTCGCCGGTGCGCGAGCTGCCGCAGGTGCCGGTGCCGGTGCCGGTGCCGGCGCTGCGACAAATTCCTCCTCATCGATTGCGGCCGCCGGCGCGCCCATGCCATCGGGGCGCGCGATCCAGTTGACGATCTCAAACTGAGGGATACGCGTGGTGCCGCGTCCGATCTTCTCGAGGCGCGACCCCTTGTACTCAACGACTGGCAGCTTGCCCTCGTTGCCTGCGCGCTGCGCGGCGCATTGGGTGTACAGGGACTCGAGTCCCATGTTGGGACCCACGCCGTTGGAGCTCCACGACGCGGTGCCGATCTCTTTGTTGTAGAACGTCACCTCGAAACCGCGTTTGTGGTCGGGGGTAGGCTGCGCACCTTTACGGCCAATGGCTGCATCGGGTTGCCAGTCACGCACGCCGGTGCCCAGGAGGAGCCAGCCGGTCGTTACGTTGTCAAAGTCAAAGACGACTTTTTTCAGTTGCACTTCTTCGTTGTTGGAGTTGGTCCACGCATTCGCTTGGGGGGAGAAGCGCAGATAGTTGGCGTTGCCGCCACCAGATGACAGATTTAGCATTTCGCGTTTTGCTTTCAAGAGTTGATGATTCCCCTTGCGGGGCGTTGATTATTGACGCAGGCTTGCGTCCCTCGCAATGGTGACGCCCGAGGATTCCTTTACGGTTAAATCCTCAAGCATTACCTTTTGCTCTTTTGCTAACAGCTTTTCCACAGCTGCCGGCGTAATGAACTCTGTTATTAACAGCTTCTCCACAGGAACACCTGCTTCGATGAGCGCTTCCTTGGCTTTTGCCTCGCTCTTCCACTTGCGCGTGGCGCGCTTGGGCGCGAGTTGCCACCCGGCAAGCGTGCCCCCGTCTTCCATGCGCCTGAGCGCGTGCTTCTTGAGGCTGTCGATGAAGGCTTCGACAATCGGTGCGCGGTCTAAAAGGTCGCTGATCTGATCGTCGGAGAGCCGAACCATAACGGCCTGAATCTCCTCCTTCGTCATCGCGGTGATGTTGGGTTGCTTCTCCACAAGTTGGAAAGCCTCATGCTGCGCAGGGCAGGTCAGCTTTGCCGGGCAATATTGACAGGCTTTCTCTGACGGTGTCGGCTTGGCGGTGTCGTAGATGACGGCCATCATGGCCGGCCGCAGGACGTTGTCCTCCCACTTGCGCAGATCGTCGAGCGTCATCCTGTGGATGCGCACACCGCCAGTGCGTGGCTGCACGATGCGCAGCTCCACCTCTTCGATCCCTTCCAGCTGCAATGACGCAATGGCGGCGAGCGCGTAGATCTTGAGCTGGTCGCTGTTCTCATCGACGTAGTTCGCGCCCGTCTTCAGATCCGCGATGATGAGCGTGTAGCTGTTAAAGGCGACCACGTCAGCCGTTCCGCGCAGCAGAACAGTATCCCAGTCGGCGTACAGCACGCGCTCCTCGACCTTGACGTTCTCAGCGCCGACAAAGTCCTCAATCTCGAGGATCGCGTCCAGGTGCTGCTGCGCCATATCGACGTGCCACTGCGCCATCACGACGCCTTCGACAGTGGCGCCCAGGCTGTTCTGCGGCTTATCGCCGGTGAGGTAGCAGGTCTCGGCCAACGCATGGATGGCCGTGCCGGCCATTGCTGCATCGCCTGATGGTTGCTCGGGGATGTCCTTGGACAGCCTGACGCTAGCCGGGCAGGCGAGCCAGCGCGAGGCGGCGGAGGGGCGAAGGATTAATTGCTTCATCTTGTCAGTGCTCCAACAATGGCCGAAAAAGGATTGCTGTAATCGCGCCAGGTGCGCCCGCTCTTGATGCAGCTCACGGTGGCCTGCGTGATGCCGTACTCTGCGGCGATCTTGCGCTGCGAGCCGTCCGCGGCGCGGATCTGCTCGACGATGCTGAGGTTCAGCTTTGAGTTCTCGCGCGCCTTGTCCGCGATCTTCTTCTGACGCAGCGGGTTCGTCTTGTAGTTCCTCTCGCCGGCGATGCGCTTTTGCAGCTTGCCGCGGGTGATCACCGCCAGGTGCTCGGGGTTCACGCAAGCAGGGTTACCGCACTTGTGCGTCACGACCTTGCCCTTGACTTCCTTACCCATGTCGATCGCGAGGAAGCGCCGCACGCCAGCCACGCGGCCGTTATGGCGCATCGTCGGCGTGCTGCCGTGCGGCTGGACGGCGCCGGCCCACTCCCAGCAGCCCTCGTGCATCACGCAGCGGTTCTTTACAAACTCCTGTAGCGGCGTCACTTCTTGTTCTCCTGATCGCGCTGTTCGTTAAATTCGTTATTGATGATTGCGTAGGCCAACTTCCGAACTTCCGGCGTTACGGCGTGACCCAGATCCTCCGGGTGCAGCAGACGGCGCAGGAAATCGGTTTTCTCTTTCGAGCGATGGCGCTCGTTCTCCAGCTGCGTACCCAAGAAAACGATGTGCTCGCGCATGGTTTTGCGTTCTGTGTCGTGCATTGCATCGCGCTCGGCGATCCTGTTAACGGCCACATCTACGTCAACTTTCCGGCCGCCCGAAACCTTCGGCATAAACTTTCGGCGCTCAATTTCGTCTTGCATTTCATCAGACAGATCCATCACGCTCACCATCAGCATCGGACGATACTTAGCTGGTGTGTATTTGAAAATGAGTTTGTCCTTTAGCAGGTCTAGGACTTCCTCGTGGTTTAGTCGTTCCATGTTCTTCTTTCAGTTTTTGACATTAGGTTTAGGGCAGTTCTCCGGCGGCACCACAACGGCCCAGACCGCCTCGTAGGTGCGCGTGTGCTTGATCCAACGATCTATGTAGGCGTCTGGCATCTTGTTCAAGATCCGCGATAGGTGCGGCCTGTCCAGCTCAGTGCGGTGCGACAGCTGGCTGACTGTCATGCCGTCTTCCGCCAGGCGCAGGATGCTTCGCACTTGCGCGATGCGGTGGCCTCGCTTCATGCTTTGCTGTAGATGGTGAACCGGCGCACATCCAGGATGCGCTGCGCATTGCTGGCTTTGCTCAGGCCCGGAATGTGGGCGATGTCGCGGCCAGCCTGGCGCTCGCGCTCCACGACCGCGGATTGCTTTTGCGAGAGCAGCGAGTATTGATTTAGGTTTTGCTCGACGAAGATGCTCGGGCGCTTGTTCTTGTACCAGAGGAAAGGCGATTCGGGGTGGCAGTTGCAGGTCATTTAATAGCTTCCATGATGAGATAAGGAGCTGCGAGCGCAGCAATAACAGCGCCCCAGAATGCCATGTTCTGGCGCAGATCAGAGTCCAGCACTAGCGGGATCAGCGCCAGCATGGAGACAAAGAGGATCAGGAGAGCGAAGACGAGGATCATTTCCCACCCCGTAACCAAACCCAACCAAGAAGCCCCAAGCAAACTAAGTTCCCTAAGCTCCATCCAATGAGAAACCAAAAAAGTTCGTCAGTCATACCCCACCCCCGATCCCGTGGGCGCGCTCGATGGCGCGGGCGACTTCTGTGAAAGACAGCATGGCGGCACCGAGAGGAAGACAGGCTCGCTCAATCTCCTCATCCGTCAGCTGGCGCTTGGGCGGGGCGATGTAGAGGGGCGTGTTTGCCCATGGCATCCGCTTGTTACTGGTATGCGTGATGTCGCCATGCTTGTTGATGTTGGCCCACGCCACCGGCTCCTGCTTCTCGGCCTGCTCGCGGCGCTGGGGCGGGGCGGTGTAGACCGGAGTACCAAGCGGAAGGTCTTTGAACAGCATCACAATCTTGGCGTCGGACTTCTGCCCAACGTACTGCGCTCCGTAATAAACGTGAACCTGAGAGGTGTCTGTGGCGACAACACCCACCGGCTCCTGCCGCTCGGCCTGCTCAATGGCGAGGCGCAGGGCGGCGATAGCGGCTATCGCTTGCTGCTTGTCTGTCTCGTCGCCATCCTCAACCATGTTGTACAGCGCCTCCAGCGCGGCCTGCATTGCGTCGATGCTCATAGCGTCCTCCCGCTAGGTTTAGCCGCGCACGGGAACGCTTGTTTCAGAACGTGCGTCACGATCATGTCGGCAGTCAGGTGCCGCACTGCCGGGGTAGCCTCAAGATAGTTGCGCACCATGTCCAGCACCTGCCCGGACGTTACGCTCGGGGGCACACACGCCACAGCGTTTTGAATCGCGTCCGCCACACCCATGACGTAGCCTAGCGCGCTCATCTGGAAACCGTGCGATCCCTTAATGTCCGAGAGCAGCTTATTGCCGTCGAGGAACTCGGCTTGCGCGGAGCCAGCCACAAGGGCCAGACATAAGACGGCGGCTCTCATCTTGCCCCCGCGATCTGATCCATCTCCAGCTGCTTGATCCGCTCGCGCAGCGCATCTATCTCGCGGCCCCAGTGCGAGCGCGCCGTTCTCTCGCCGGCCACCCAGCCGGCCATTGCGCCTTGCGTCGCGGCCTTGCGAACCATGCGCACGACGTCATCGGTTGACAGCATCCCGATGGAGTTCTGCGGCGGCGCCATCCCCGCAACGATCTTGTCGATCTCGGCGTTTAGCTTGTCGTGCATCATTTGCCCCTTTCTTTGAGCATGGCGTCGGCCATCTCGTAGGCATCTTTGGCAATCCAATCAGGTTGACTGATCCGGGTTGAGTTAAGAAGTCCAAGCATCGCCTTGGCCGCGAAGTAGTCGCGCAGGGTCATGCCGTGCTCGTCATCGCCTAGGTCAAAGTGCATTGCGGGGAAAGCCGGGCCGCCGTTCACAGCCACCCCCCGACAATTGCGATCAGAAGGCCAAAGAGGATCACACCGCACAGGCCAGTAATGACCTTGTCGACCAGACCAAACTCGGCTGGCTTTTCGTAGATGCCGCCTCGGGCGTAGGGGCCAAAGGCCTCTTCAAGAGTGCGGGGATGGCGTTTGGTGGTTTGCATTTTGTGGTCTCCAGGTGAAGGCCCCGAAGGGCCGGGTTTGTTAGGCGGCGAGGCGAAGGGCATCGACGGGCAAGCAGATCTCGCCGCGGCGAGCCTTGCCCGTGACAGGGCAGATTTCTTTCA